TAAATTCTCCAAATATTTTTGAATTGTTTGGTTTGCAATTGAAACCATTGATTTTAAAGGAATCTTTGCAACTGTCTCCGTAAGTTTTGGTTCAGATGTTAAAACCGATAAAATCTTTTTCTTAGACTCAATTCTTTCTTGAATATTAATACTATTCAAATAAACCAAAATATCCAAATCTTTGTAATTGTTAGTTACGTTGTCCCCCTTGTTAGGTAACTTACTATTTTCAAGAATTTGTTTTATCAAAGAAATACCTTCTTCTAAATATTCTTTTGCTTCAACCTCAGTCAAACCTTTAGGTGTTGATAGGTCGTCATACAAAGAGTATAACTTAGAGAATGATTTATTTTCTAAAATATTGTGTTTGAACTCCCTGAGAGTTTTTTTAAAATCGGCAGGGTTACTGTAAGATTCCAGTAAGTTTTTTTCGATGATTGATTTAATTTGTCCGAAAGTCATTTTGTGAGGGGTTATTATGATTCATAAATAAATATTACGAACCAAGTAACTTATCCAATTCCTCAGCAATTTTTCCTAAGTTTTGTTGACCAATACTTAAATCAATACTTTTTGACCCAAACATATCGTTTTCTAAAAGAATATTCATTTCTTTTTTATTCATGGATTCGGGTGTTACCTCACCTGCTGGGGCTTCTGTCGGAGGGGCCGTTTCACCACCTGCTTCAGGTTCACCACCAAACTCAGCACCGCCTCCACCTAATCCAGGGAATTCTGCACCAACAGGTTCACTAACTTCACCTGGAGGAGCTGCGGGTGCTCCTGCACCTTCTTTAGTTCCATAAAGTTTGTCAAGAGTATCAAAGATACCTGTTTTAGGTATAACTGTAGGAGTATTCTTAAGTTCTTCACCAATTGCTCTTTCCATTCTCTGTTGCATCAAGTCTACCTTGATTTCATCATCAGACCATCCAAAGATATGTTTCTTAGCCCATGTTGAAGATGCTGGTTGAATACCATTACCTGGGTCGGTAACAACATCTTTATACAATAACATTTTCTCTTTCCACAAATCAACTTTTAACAAGTCTGCTTGTGTAGATGGGTTTGTAAGACCTAAAGTAAAGTTTGAAATTTCTTCTTCAAATCCAAGTAAGAAAAGGTGAATAATTGCAATCTTATTCAGCTCTTGTAACATAGACTTTTGGATTCTGTTGATAGTACGTGCAAAACGAATATCTTGAAGAGCCAACGATTTACCATCACCAACAACTTCTTCAAATCCCAAGAATGCTTTTGGAATTCTCAAAGCGGTAACCAATTTTTTCTGAATGTACTCGATATCGGCAATTTCAGAAAGGTTAGTGGCACCTGGTAATGTTTCAATAGGAGAAGGTTGTGCCGGGTCACGTACAGGAATAAAGAAGTCTTGGTCAACAGCCATTTGGTTGAATCTCAAGTCAACGTTACCTGTTTTTGAATCAACAATTTGTTCTCTTTTGAATTTGTTGGCAACACGGTTTACATATGCTTCAATATCATCATCATCCATGTTTCCAACATAGACTTTAAAGATTCTTCTTTCAGGTGCACGTGAGGTACGATAAATTAACATCGCATCTTCAGAAAGTAATAATTGTTTCCAAGTCCTACGTGACTTTTCTAACATAGATGTACCATAAGGAAGTTTTCTATCATCACCCAATAATCTGAAGTGACCAATCTCCCATGGTTGGAATTCCATGTTTTTGGCTTTCCAAGTAAACTTAAGACCTTTTTGGTCTGTTGTTGGTTTTACTTGTGTTGTGGTAAATCTTTCAGACATACCTAATTCGTATCTTTCAACTTCAATGTTTGGTAATTGGATATTACCAACAACACCTTTTTCAGGGTCCAATCTTAAGTAAATAAAATTGTCACCATACTTACACGTGTTTCTTGTCCACATAGGTAAGTTGGTGTTAATATCTAAAACGTTATTAAATAAATCCGCCAATACAGATTTAATTCTTTTTGATTCAGAATAGATTTGAAGAATAAAACCGTCCTCGTTTGGAGTGGTAGATTCTTCGGCATAAATGTCCAAAGCCGCTGCAATCTCAGGAGTATACTCCATAGATTCGTAATCATAATAACCCGCTAATCTATTAGGTTCATAGTATATTGCCTGACTATAGAGATTACTTTCAACCTTAGCAAACTGATTTGACAAGTACATAGATTGTCTTGCCTGTAACTTCTCTTTTTCGTATTCGTCCTTATTAGTTGTACGAAGAAGTTCTTTTTTGTCGAACTTATAGGTTGGGAAATCTTGACTCAATAATGCGTCAGGACCTAGTGCTCTAGTTAATCTTTGCCAAACCGTATATTTTTGTTCTGAGCTCATACCTTGAATTTAGTCCATTTAGGATATTAATAAATACTACCGTGGTCTAAATAACCAACTGTATTTTTCGTAGTCATTTCTTGTTGGCTCATATTGTTGACCTCTTGTCATACCTGGTTGAGAAAACTGCGGTACTTGTGGATTAAAAAATTTGGATTGGTCCTTACTTTCACCCAAAACTGTTGACCATGAATCCAACATAGCCTTTGTTTGACCAATTACCTTAACCAAAGATGGGAATGCAAGTTCTGCAACATATAACGCCATGGCGATTGACATAATACAGTCATCGTGATGACCTCTTTGGTGGTCAGGTCTTCCGTTTATGTATACAAAAGTACCCATTTCATTTAATAATCTTGTTGACCTAACTTTAAAATCGTGTCTGACAGCCTCCTCAAAAGATGCAATAATTTGTACTCTTTTACTGTTGAAATTAATTCCTGGAATCTTTTCTTTGATTTTTGGGTCCCACTTCCATTTATTAGATAAATCAACTCCATCATAGTAGAAGTTTTCATAACCTAATTCTTGTAGTCTTCTTGCCGTAGCAACACCCATACCACCAGTCAAATCCGTAACACATAATGCAGAATACATTGTTCCCCATTTGTATGCAACTTCGGCCAAAATATCGGGTGGAATTTTACCAACAAATTCTAATACCTGTTCTCTACTATCAAAATCGACAATTTCAATACAAGAAAAGTCTTCAGAATCACCTCTTGATACGTCAACACCCATCACGTATTTGTGACCATTTTCAGGTTCTTTCCAAATCCATAATTGACCTCCCATCAACTTTGCGTTAGGTTCTTTTACGTCATTTTTAGAAATTCTTTGAGTTATGTTTGAATCAAATACGTTATCACCTGAACCCAAAAAATTACACTCTAATTCCTGAGATACTTTTCTTTTGTCGTACTTCAGTTTTTTTACCATACTCTCAAACCATGACGAACAAGGTTTGTAACCTTGGTCCATTAATTCCGCAATATGGTCATAATTCCTGTTATATGGGTGTTCAGGAGGTAGTTGTAAAACAACATCAGCAGGGTATTCTTCTTTGTTCAAAAGATAATGAATTAAATCCTCACATTTCACAAGATATAAGTCTTTAGTATAACGTGGGTCTCTAAACCAATACATGGGGGTAATTTTGAACTCGTTCATTCCCCTTTGTGCTTGGTCGTAAATTTCGTAGTAAATTCGGTCGTATCCGTTAGGTGTTGAAATAACAATTACTTTACCACCTGTTGAAAGAGATGCCATACAAGCTGACCAGAAATCACTATCCGCTTCAATAAACGCAGCCTCGTCAAATATCAATATCGTGGGGGTATAACCACGAAGTGCATCCTTAGAAGTTGCCACCGATTTTACCTCACACCCGTTAGTTAATTTATAGTGTTTTTGTGAGTTTTTTTCGGGAGAAAATCCTATTCCAACCCAACTTGGCCATTGCTCAGTAAATGCTCTAATTTTGTTTGCAAATTCAATAGAAGTATCAAGTTTGTTTGCAATAATCAAAACTTTCTCAGGTTTTTCTTTTCTTGCAAATGCTACTTTTTTACTTGCCCAAGCTGCGGTTACTGTAGATACACCCGCTTGACGATACTTCAATGCAATATTTTCATTATAGGATTCATAATCCTCAACAAGAGTTATTTGGTCATTAAACAACTCTAAAGGAACGTACTTAGAAACTGTATTATCGTAAGTTTGTAAATAAGTTCGCAGAGCATAAGGAGTGCTCTTCATGCACTTCTTATACTCAATTAAAACTTGTTCTTTTGTATAGTTCATTATTTGGGACGGCTAATGCCTAATCCCGCCAAGAAATCTAAATCGTCCTCATTGTCAGAATCATCAGATTCAAAACTTTCGTATTCATCTTTCTTCTCTTTGGCAACTTTCAGAATTTCCCTGAAACTGTTTTCCCCTTTTCTATTTCTCTTTGGGTCTTCAGATATGACATCCCCAATGATTTTCAAAAATTCCTCAGCAGGAAGTTTATAAAGTTCCATTTGGAACCAGTTCATCAAACCTCTATTTTCATCTTCGTACACATCATCTGGTAGTGCAAATCTAATTTTTTCAACTATCTCAGGTCCAATTCTTAAAGTCCAAGCCTCCATAGGAAGAGTATCTGTCACTTGTTGAACAACTTGTCTTGTTTCTTCATCCTCAGGAAAACCATATCTCCCTTTAGCCTCCTCTAATCCTTTTATAATTTCATGACAGAGAATTGGAAAAATTGCACCATAAGCCTTTATTACCGTATCGGATGCACCATCCCCATCTTCATCATCAGATTCAGAATCTTCAATCTTTACTGAACCACCAACACCTTGTCCACGATTAGCCATTTGTTCAATCGCTTCATCCGCAGTGAAGTATAGAAAATCGTTAATTGCCATAATTGAAAGATATAAATTATACAATCTTGGGTCTATGGCATTTAATCGTTGACGAACTTCAGGTTTTTGAAAAACGTAGTGACCTTTTTTTGCAGTTCCTTGGATAATCGCATTTATGATGTTCCTTTTGTGCGATTCCATTTCAACATCGATATCCTCACCTTTGGATATTTTTGGCATATCTCCACCACCCAAACGAAATTCTTGATTATCACCTCTATTTAAATGGGCTTCAATTTCAAACCAATCGGCAGGCATTTGAATTTCATCTAATGAAACTTCTACAGCCAAATTCTCAAGTTCTTGTACATGTCCACGCTCAATGTTCATAGCTTGAAAAGTATCTGACATCATTTGACGGCCGAGCATATTGAATACTTGTTGAGATGTTATAGGCTCTCCGGTAATACCTCTTAATTTGTCGGCAACTTTTTTAAATCTATTTGTAACAATTTTCTGAACATCCTGTTCTTTTCTTGGGAAAGCGGGATTTGTTGCAAAAGGAGATTCAGGGTTAGAAATTTTTCTTTCTAACGAAGGACTCATTCTTTCGGGAGTATTCCCGTAATCGATTTGTTCTTTAATTTTTTTTGCCATTGTTCAGGATATCTTGGATTGTTTTCAAAACTTCTTTTTTAACCGCCTCCATTTTCTGAGCCTTAGGTGCGGGATTTTCTCCCGGTCTTGGGTTTTTACCTGGGTGAGCAGGTCTTTTATTAGGACCTGGTTTTGTTGTTGGTTTTGTCTTTGGGGGTTTGGTTACTGGTGCTGGCTGCTCCATAGTTTCACTTTTTGTCATAGTTGTAAGTTTACCTATTGGTTTGTTCATTTTTGTTTTACCAACCAAGTTTGTTACAGGTGACTTGTAAATCTTTTTTTTGATTACTCCTTGTTCAGATAAAGTTTTCATTAAGTCTCCTTTTGTAATCCTTGGTTGAGTTGTTTTCTCCACCAAAGATACAACCTCTTCTTCAATAAAAAAAGTCATAGGTGATTTTCCTTCATCTAAACTTCTCTTAACCGACTTAACACATCTTTCAAATTTTGCATTTCTTTCAGAACCTAACTGTGCGTGACATATTGCCCATGGGTTATTATCACTCTTTCTAATTTCGTTAAATTCTCCTGTACCATCATCATAATTACCAAATCCATCGTCAGTTGATGGTCCTACCTGATGAGGGTCTTGAGTTCTTTCACCCTTTTCAAAATCCATAGGGTCTTCCTCATCCTCTTTCACTTCTTTTTCATAAACTTCAAAAGGTTTTCGTTCCGTTTTTAGTTTTTGAATAGTTGCAGAATCAGTTTTTGATACCATAGTAACTTCTGACAACCCCATTTTTGAATATAATGAGTCAATTTGACTCTCAGTCAAATTTGATAGTAACTTTGTTGAAAGTCCTAATTCCAAAAGTTTTATTACTTTAGATTTCATATACTGTATTTTTTTCAAATTCGAGAACTAAATCCCTTTCGTAAAGTTTATTTTTTACCTCTTTTTCATCTTCTCCAAATCGAAACACTAATCTACCATTTTTATAACCATCCTCATCTACTTCCCAAGATAACGCTATTACTCCGTCCATGGCATCGGACATTCCTAGGTAGTCTGAATTTTGGATTAATTCGAATTTTAAATCAGTATTTTTTAATGTTCCAACTTTTTTTATGTGTTTCAAATCTGGCGGAGATGGGTATCCATTTGATGGGTAACTATCCCATGAAGGTCCCCACACGTCCGTCATTTCATCCGAAAAAATAAATTCATATAAGTTATTCCCCTTATAATCGGGACCTAATCCATTTACATAGATTAAATAACTCATAGAATAATACCTTCAGGTGATACTTTTACAGATTCGTTTTTATTTTCAAAAACCAAGTTGTTCTTGTTAGTTCTACCAACTAAGTGGTAGTCAGTATTCTCTTCCAAGAATTTTTTACCTGCTAATTCTTGTTCTAAAGAGATAGACAACTTACCAACTTTCTCTATCATTAATTTTGATTTAGAAATTTTTTGTTTTTGTCTTTCTTCTTTAATTATAAAGTTTGTCTTTTGTTCACTTTCAGTAACCTCAAAATACTTACTCAAAACTTTGTCAACTTTACTTTCTTTGAAGATTGCATCAAATATTGGTCCTGGTTGACCTACTTCCTCTTCAGGAGCCTCATCACCAACCTCCATCTCAGCATCCATACTCATGTCAATAGGTTCTTCATCTGAACCCATTTCAGCATCTGCCTCAACATCTTCAAATTTAGTCATAACATCTTCCATATCTTCAGGACTTAACTTTGTTAAATCTACTGCTGAAAGTACCATGTTAATAACATACTTAATATCTTCAGAAGTCATACCTTCTTGGTCTTCTAAAGTTCTTAATTTTTGTGTTAATTTACCTGTTAATTTTTGAATAACTTTAAAGTTAACTTTTTCATCGATTGTATCAACATCAGACGGCATTAAATCCGTAGTGTCTTCCATACCCATATCAGATACCTCAGCATCCATTCCAACATCACCCATTTCAGCACCTGGTAATTCAGGTTCAGGAAGTGCGGGTGGTTCTACAGGTGCCATAGGTAACTCAGCAACAGGTGCTGCGGGAACTTCAGGTTTTGGAGTTTTTAAAACAAACTTTTTTTGTTCTCCAAATAATGAAGTTTCTTCTGATACCTCGTGTACCGTATTAACTT